AAAAAACTTTTATTAGATTCGTGTGGGTCTATGTATCTACGTTTTACCCATGTAGAGCCAACACCACCGGGGTTAGCAGTACATCGAAGATAAGTTTTTATTTCTGGGTCAGTTGTTCTAAGACGAGAAGCTAAGTAGTTCCAACTAAACTCTGTAGGTAAGTGTGTTATTTCATCAAACCCAATCCAAGAGTATGCTTGACCTTGATATCTATAAACATCTGCATCACGTTCTAAGAAACCAAACTCTATCTTTGCACCACTTGGAAAGTTCCAAAGTTTTTCTACTTCTCTAAACTTAGCACCGGGAAATGCTTGTGGATATAACTCTCGACTTTTATCTATCATTTCTCGCAACTCTGGCATAGACCTACGTAGTATTAAAGCACGATGAGCTTTTCGATGAGCATAGCGTAGTGGGTCAACCAACATTGCGTATGATTTACCACCACCTGCTGCACCACCATAAAGAACATCTTTTTCGTCTGCAGCTAAGAAATCTGTTTGCGGTCCTTCATTAGGATGAAACAAAACATTTGCATCTTCTAAATCTTTCTTGACAGTAGCAGGTAGTTTGTCTAACTCATCAGTAGTAGCGACATTCTTTTCATCACCACTTAAATTTTCTAAAGTATCTTTTTGTTTTTTTAAAGACTTACGAGCATTGTTAAGTTTTTGCTCAATCTTTCTAATATTCTTTTGTTTTCTAGAGACTGCTCGATGAGCTGCAAACTTTGCTTCATCTTTTAAAGTTGGTCTACCGCTTTTCTTTCTAGGTGTACCGTCTTTTTTTAAAACGAAGTTGCCTTCATCATCTTGCAAGTAGAGATGAGGATTCTTCTCCCAATCTTTCAGTTCGTGTACCATACTTTTTATCTATGTGTTTTTTTAATCCGGGAGTTGAAATCTTACGACCTGTTTCATATTCTAACCAATCTACTGCAGTTTGTAAAGATACTTCTTCATTTACAATCATATTTTCTACAGTAAGTAATGCTTCTAATTCACTTTCAATAGGTTTTAAGAAACCAGTAATTTCATCATACTCATAACCAAAAGGTATAGTAGATGTATTTCTTTTTATATAACCGTCTGGTAACATATTCATTATTCTTTCTTTTCTGATTTAGATTTATTAAAAATTTTATCCCAATTATCTTCAAATTGTTTATCGGATACTTGCTTGGCTCTAGCTTTATTACGAGCCATTCTATTACGCTTAGCTGCAGATTTTACTCCAAAATGTCCTGCGTGTGGCATTAGTAACCGTAACCGTTAGGGTCTTCCCAGCGTTCTGGCTGGTTGTGTTGTCTATGTTTTACTTTAGCTTCCCAGTTTTCTATAGCTCTGTGAATACTTTCTTCTGCTAATACACTGCAATGTAATTTAATAGCAGGTAGTTGTAGAGCTTCAGCAATATCTTTGTCTTTAATTTCTTTTGCTTCAGCTATAGTTTTACCTTTTAACATATCAACAAACATTGTGCTTGACGCTATGGCAGAACCACAACCATAGGTTTTAAATTTAACATCCTCTATTATATCATCATTTAGTTTTAATTGCAACTTCATAACATCACCACATGCAGGAGCTCCAGTTAAACCGGTAGCTACATTAGGGTCATTGGGGTCAAACCTACCAACTGCATGTTTGTCAGGATTATTTAAAACACTTTCAAAACGGTCAACTACTTCTTTTGAATACGACATATTACCACTTCACCTTGTTAGCCCAAAAAGCTGCTGACATTTTACCTTTGGCAATATTCTTTCTATGTCTAGCTTTAAAAGACTTTCTTTTCATCTTAGTTGCACGAGATTCGCCTGCTTTAGGTTTACCTGCAGTCTTTGCACCTTGTTGTCCAAACCTAATTGTTTTTATTTTATCACCTTCTTTAGCAACAACTATATGTGATTTCTTAGGATGATTAGGAGTTCTTTTAGGTTTATTGTAACCTGATACTCCAGCTTTTTTGAGTCTTGGGTCTTTCTTACTCATTTTACTTTCCTGTACTTTCGTACTTTCTTAGCAACCTTCTTAGGCTGTTTAGAAAACTGTTTGCCTTTTTTAGTGTCTTCTCGTTTCTTTTTAGAAGTTGCAGCATACTCTGCAGCACTAAGACTTTTAATAGCTTTTTCTGGTAGATAACGTTCTCCAGTTTCTGAAGACTTTTTACCAGACTTAGTTCGCCATTTTTGTTTAGTCCACTGTCTTAAACTACGCTGACTTTTCTTTAGTGTCATATTCTTTTTCTATTTTAATAAATTCATTCCAACGATAAAACTTTTTAGTATGTGAACTCCAGAACCAACCATCATACTTATTTTCTTTTCTTTTCACGTTGTCTCCTAATAGCTTCTTTGCCTCGTTTAGCAATATTTGCTTGTTCTCGTTTGCCTTGCACTTTGGCTCTTTGCTCAAGTACAGTAAGTATTTGAATCTTCCGAGCATACGGTTTTTTAATCTTTTTAACTTTTGCGACAGTAGCACGAGCATCAGCAGGTGTTGCATACTTAATACTAACTGTATCTTTTGGGTTCTCATCTGTATATAGTCTTCTACCGCTACCCTTAGGCTTTTTACCTGTTCCTACTTTTGGGTCTTTTTTTCTTTTTGTCATTTTTACCTGCTTTAGATAACGCTATAGCTACAGCTTGTTTTTGAGGCTTACCTTCTTTTTTAAGTTTTCTAATGTTTTTTGAAATAGTTTTTTGACTACTTCCTTTTTTTAGTGGCATTTTTTTCTGTAATCGTATAAATTAAATTTACAACTATTTGTGACATAATAAAACCAAAAGTTAAACCAACAACAAAGGCAAGAGTGTATAATGCTAGTTCCATTTACCTGTAACCACCACCTTTAGCTTTATACTGTTTAGCCAACATCTGAGCTTTACGAGCAGACCATTGACCCGGTTTACCACCTTTACTACCTGCTTTAATCTTATTAAAAAGATTTTTACGCATAGTAGGTTTAGTATAATTACCAGCTTTATTTACTGTGCTTTTCTTTTTTGTTGTTGTTTTCTTCTTCGGCATAATAAACCTTAAACATTAAATTATTAACTATATAGTAACTAATACAGTATGCAGTAACAAAAGCGACAAAAAATTCAATCAATGTAACACCTTTTCTTTGTTAAAATCTTCCGGCTCTATATAGTGCATTAAACCTCTTTCAGTTACTATTTCAACAAACTCGCCTAATAATATTAAACCGTTTGCTTTCGCAGCTTCTTCAGCCTCTTGTAAAGTTTCTGCAAGTATATTAGGTCCAGCATACTTTTGACCATGTTCTTCCATTTCAGTCAGATATATTTTCATACTCGTCACTATCTATTATTACATTTTCTTTTTGGGGTAGTATAAAAATACCGCCCTGTACATTATGGTCAACCTGCACCCTATCAGTCTTACTAACACCTACTCTGTCTAGAATAGTTTGGGCTGCAGCAAGTTTTTGACTAGCTTGAGGTACAGGTCTATCAGAATCAATCATTTCGATTAACTTAAAAGCAGCCTTTGGTGCTAAATCAACTACTTCATTTTTAAGTGATTTGATAACTTGATAGTGATTGCCTGAGTATCCTGCTAGTTCTGCAGCCTTTTTAAAGTCTCCTTTAGTTACGACTAGATTGTCTAAAAAACTTTGTTGTTTCTCAGTTAAATTCTTTTTACGAGTTTCTGATAAGTATGTCATACTTTAATATTATAGAGACACTTTGCAAATTTGTCAAGTTATTTTAAAATAAACACGAAATGTCTTGACAAACGCTGAAAAAAAGTGTACAATATACTTGTATGCCACCCCGGTGCATATACATGAAATAACATATATTATATAGCTTCTAAAACCTTGTACAACGTGCAGGGTTTTTTATTATATAATTAGTGCTGGATTTATTATAAAACTTTATAAAGTTTAGGGCGACTGGTTAATACCTAAACTAGGTTGAAATGTATGAGTTTTATATTATACCCCCAGTACCCCCCATGTGTATCCTGCCCACCCACTTCACAAACTTCACAAAAGGTACAGCCTAGACTTTACAAGCTTTTCAAAGTTATCCACAGCTTTACAAAGTTATCCACATGTTGATAAGTTTGTGAATAGAATGTGGATAACTTAAAAAACTTTATAAAGTTCTTGACAAGCTTTGAAAGTTGTGCATCTGGTTAATGCAATCTTCTCAAGCTTGTAAAGTTTTTAAAGTTTAC